CAACCACTGTTTTACTGCATCGACAAACTGTTTGGCTTCCCTTGTCTCTGCGATAACTCTTTCGCCTTTGGGTGTCATTCCACCATACTGACCAAAGTGTTTTGCACTAGAGCCCTTTTTAAGGGATAGCCAAATCACTTGATTTCCTTTAACGTCTATTCCGTGAATGTCAGACTTAGGTGTTCCAGATGTTTTCTCAAAGCGAACAATCTTGTGTGTTTCACCTGCAATCTTGATTGAAACATACGGCATGTTTGTCTCTTCCATGATCTTTTGTATCATGCCGTTAAGTCTTCTCACCTGAATGTCTTCGTCTTCGGTTCCAGTTCTACCAGTCGAACCAAACTCCTTTGTCTTCTTCAAGCTACTTAGACGCAGACCTTTACCGTCTATAGTCGGTAGAACTATCGTGCTACCCTTCTTAAATAAATCAACGATTGCTTGATATTCATTCTCAATGATCTGATCATAAAGTTGCTTGTTTCTTTCACGATCACGATACCCGATTACGACTTCTTCGCCAGTGTTCGTCACGAAAGGCAACCCATCTCTTATTTTTGTTGCAAACACTTCGTAGTTATCGCGTTTGTCCAGTTGCGTTTTGCTTAAACTAGCTTCTGTCAGATACGATTTAAAAGAAAGCATGTTACCTCATAGATGTGCTAAAATACATTTCATTGTTCATACTATTTATAAAAAAAGAGAGACGCCGAAGCGTCTCTAGGTGGGAGGAACAAAATGTAAGTAAGTCAGTAAGTCTCCGGAACGACTTCTTTGTATTTGAGAGAACGGTCAATCGTTCCTACAAGTGCATGATGCTCATACTCATCTAGAGCGTAGATCATTACTGAACGAATGCGATTTGCTTTTTTGAGGATTTCTTTTCCGCATTGAATACTGTAATCAAGACTGGTGAAAGAAGCATACGTTCTTGCACTTGTGCCGGGTTGAAAGTAGACAACACAGTAAGAAACAGCGTTATCTCGAATAGACTGCTCATATCGATCCATGTCCTTTAGTTGACCCTTGCGACCCATTTTAAACTCCTAAAATGCGAGACACTTCTTTTCGTGTCGTTGGAAGAGAACCGCCTTCGTTAATGTGATCTACCATCTGTTCGAAGTAAAACGCTGCATCCTGTTCACCAGCTTCTTCGAGGATGTGTTGAGCATTACGGAAGAAGTTTCGAAGCTTCATTTCTTGGGTGCCGTCTCCAAGTGCTGCGCGATGGGTTTTGCCAGAACGTTGATTCATTGATCTTTCCTCAACACTAGATTTTCAGTCTTACCGGTGAACATGTCTCGAAAGAAACGAATATCGCCGTCTTTCATAATCAAGTTGATACCTCGAAGATATTCCTCAAACTGTACTTCAACTGCATTTAGACCTCGCTTCTTGTATGTTTGAACAGCGTTATAACCAAAGCTCTCAAAATCCCAGAGCATCGCTTCGACCATGTCGATTTCATAGTCTTTCATCATACCTAAGATACGTTCGATATATCGAGACCTGGTTTTCGCAGCAAATACGTCGTCGTCTTGATCTTTCGCTTTCTCCTCGACCTCTTGGGAAATAAGTAGAAGAAGTTCAAAGCTTTTAAAACGCGGGTTCGTCATCTAGATCATCATCCTCTTGATTGAAGAGAGCATCGTCCCATTCTTCTTCAGTGATACCAGTCATGATAAACTCACGCTGATTATCATCTAGATTAGGCATAAGCCGTTGAATCGGTTGTTCACCCATTTCATACCGTTGAAGTTGTTCAAGCGTCACAGAAATATCCATAGTCCGAGTGATACCTGTAAGTATCGAAGTCCGTGTGATTTGCATCATGTTTTTTCTCTCTTTCTAACTCATCTTACACATACAATATAATGCTTTCATGATGAGTTGTCAACATCATTTTCTGTCTTGATAAAGGTTTTCCACATTTCACGTCGCATACCAGGAGAGAACTGTAAGAACTCTTCATGTGTCATGGTGCTATGAGGCGGAGGTGTTACTGGAATTTCTCCTTCCAGAATGTAGCTCCAAAAACCACGAGGCATTTTGTCAGTCTCGCTCAAAAGAATCGTCTCCCATCCACTCTAGGTCGTCAATCTCACGTTGGTTTTTATACTTCCGGGCTAGTGTTTAGCACAGTTTCAGTATTTCTTGATCTGACATGGTTTGGTTTTGTTCAGTCAATCAACTTCTCCATAATGACCTGGCTCGAAAGGCTCCTCAAACTGGTCGTAGTATCCAGAAGTGGTTTCTTCAATCTCGGTCGCCCGGTTGTCCGCCTTCTTACGTAGGTAACCAAATACCTCCTCCGTGTATACACCCGCAGCCTCACAGAACAGGATTAGTTTAAGTCCTACCTCTGTGAGCAGGTCAGAACTTTCTTGGTCCATGTCGAATGTATAGGTTGCGCTACCATCTTCATGCTCTTTAATGTCTGATACTTCAATCATTGTCAAACTCCATTACCCCGTGTTTGTCTATGTCCTTGAGAATAAGCAGGAGATGTCCCATTTTCTGTAGCACAATCAGGAACCGCTCTTGGAGTAGTGCCTGTTGAACACCTCGGGTCACTTCCTTCCACGAGATATGTCCTATATGCTCTGGGCCTTGATCAGTCTCGTGAATTAGCCAGATGCCAAGTTCGTCTGTATCTAGTGTTATGTTTGTGTAGTCAGTCATTTAGACCTCTCGTTTATCCAAAGATTGTAGTCAGAACTATTAATGTAGAACGCAAGAACTCTGTCAATAGCCCAGAGCAGTTCTTCATCTTCGTCAACCATTTCGTAAGACTCCATGAGGGAAACTGCAACAATGTCATCCTCGAAGTCATCCTTCAAGTTGAGTAGGGTTTGTGAAAACCTCTCGGCTATCCTGCTGCTAGCTTCCCGTGTCTCATCGTGCCTATCGTCCAAATGCCTATGCGCTTCAACCGAGTTCTCGATGTATGCATCACCGTGTGCGCGCTTTCCTTCACCAAGCTGCTCATACCGAGCTATGGTGCTCTCAAAAGACGCCGTGAAGTTGAAGTCCGTTCTTTCTCTTCCACTCATGGTGCACTCCCTCTATGCTTGATGTTACGCAGCCCGATTATTCCCCTGCTTATAGGCTGATCACCCATCGTCTTTCTCCTGTGCAATCTCTAAAGCTTCCTTCAGCACCGCCATCTCGGCCTCAAGCTCGCGGATGCGGGCGGCTGCTGCTTTACCGAGGTTGGGCCAGCCTTTGCTGTCTTCCAGCCGATCTACGAGATCGTCGTTGTCTGTCTTGTGGTCATGGGTCATCTTGATTCTCCGATGTTACGATGTTAGCATAGTTGATTGTTGAGAGAATGTCAACGCCTCAAAGGGCGTTGACGTATTCGTTCGCTTCTTCGAGGGTCAGACCTTCTTTCAGCGTCTCACCCCCCTCTTTGAAAGTGAACATACCTCGAACAGCAACCACTCGGTTCGGATCAGTGTGAACGATGTAGCTACCGTCAAACAGCGGGCCCATCGTGTAGTAACGAACGCCTTTGATCATGCGGCTTGCTTTGCGGGGCTTGGTCATGAACACCTCTCGTCTCTTGCTACACTATCAATATAGTTGATATAGTTGATTCGAAGCCAGATGTCAACAGGCTTCAACCACTTTGACAGAAATATTTTTCCCAGAGAAATCAACGAACTCGCGGACTCGGCACTCAGCGTCATAAGCAGCCATCATGTTCGAATAGCGTTCGGTTTTGACAGTGCTCTTTTCGTGATTCGTGATCACTACATCATATTTCATAGACTCTCTCCACTATGTTGCACACTTCGAGCTTAAGCGATTCGAATTCAGATGTCAACCATCTTTCGTGTGAAAATTTCCTCCACGAGAGAAAATGGTGCCCCACTCAATCTTTGAGCGACGTATAGCATGTGATCAGATTCGTATTGATCTCTTGCACACTCCAGAATATTCGCTTCTTCCAGTGCTTCAACGATTAGCTCATACACGCTTTTGTTTTCCAAAGTAAGCCTCCTTCAAATGTTTGATCGCACCTTTAACGCGATTCGGATAAGCACCAATGTAGCTTCCTGCTTTTAGATCGTCAAGAGAAATCAGGTCTTTATGATGGTGCTCAATGTCATCCCATCTTTCGATCATTCGCTTGCACAATCGATCAAACTTAGCATCGGATAGAATCGGATCATCCATTTCATAGTAAGCATAAGCTGCCATCAAAAACCAAGGCACCGACATATTGATATTATCATCTACTATGTCGGTGCAGACCTTGTCTAAAGTGTCTGAATAGTCAGGATTCATACATCTCCACCATTTGTCGTTCGAGTTCATATGCTTCGACTTCCCAAGGCAGTTCGAAATAGTAATCATCGTATTCTGCCCCCTCCCAAACGCTTGGACAACCTTGAATGAGTCGACCGTCAAGTATTTGTTTACAATGAACCATTTCATGAAAGATCGTAGCCACTAGATTATACAAAGAAAGATTGCGATTGACTTCGATCTCTATCCATTTTTCGTCTATATCTATTTCACCACACCAACCACATACATCTTGCTCCATATTCGCACTAAACTTGATCGTCAACCAAGCATCGTCAACAATCTGTAGATAAGATGCAGCGAAGTTAACGATTTTATCTAGCATGTCCATGTTGATTGGACATTTACCCTCTGTTTCAATAAACATCGAACCACCTCTAGTTCACACGTAACATACACCAAAATTTTTTTGGTGTCAAGCGAAATCTGATGATATTTTTGATATAAATACAAATGGGTGCGTGTTAATACGTGAACAACGTAAGAGGCAAGTGGTGAAGTTGAAAAACACACTAGGAATAGCGGGTTGTGCATCTAAAATGTCCCTGGGGTTGGGGCCCGCCACGTATCAAGCTGAATGAAAGGCCGTCTAGTCGTTAGACGGTCTTTCTTTTTGTTTGAAGCTAGATGTGAAAAACAGTGGAGTGAAGCCTTTAAAACCTGAACCTAGATTCAGTGATCTAGATATGTCTCGACTTTCACGTTCACTATCACTTTCATAGACACATAGATCGGTGTCTTTCTCGATTACTTTCCATAACCCGTCGATCATATTTACTTTATACATTAGTTTAACCCTTCAAACTTGGGTTTTTTTCTACGATGAGCTCCTCGAATCTCGTCTTCAAGCCTTTCGCCGAAATCACTGTTATCCATCACGGAGTCACTTTTTGCTTGCTTAGGCGAAGTGTTGCCATCTTTCATTAGACCCTCTTGTGCAGAATCTTCCGCATCAAACAACCTCATCTTAGATCGATCAATACCAACCACAAATCTTTTCGGGTTACTAATATCACCCCATCTATTTTTTAGCTGTTTAACCATCACTTGACCGAGTTCTTCCAACTCCTCTGTAGATATCATCGCAAACATGAAGTCAGCAGTAGCAGGAAGACCAAATGATTCTGATGTATCTTCCAGACCAACATCAGAACTTGTATAACCAGTTCGATTTGTCTGGGTTGCACTCACGATTGGAACATTAAACTCAACAGCTAGACCACGCAGCTCTTCTGCAATTGATTTGACAAGAGTGTATGAATTTACGTTTGCACCATAGCGAAGACGAGAACTAGTGCAAATATTTAGATAATCAATATAGACGATATCTGGCGTGAAGTTCTTTTTCAAGCGAAGTTCGTTGAGTAGATGTCTAAAGTGAGCAGCGCCGGCAGTAGTAGTTGGATACTCCTTGATCACTAACTTACCGGTTGTTCGAGACTTTACACGTCCAATGCGGCTCGTATAAGCTTCTCTCGTCAAAAGTTCCAGATCGTCAAGAGTTACGTCAAGCAGATTCAAATGTCTATGATTGCATCTAATATTAACACCATCATCACCCTCAAAGACATATTCATCGTATTGACCTTTATCAACAAAATAGTTTACAGGAACATAGCCATCTGGGCTATCAACTTCAACCTCATATCCCTGATCTAGCAGTTTTTGAACTTCTGAAATACTAACGTTAGCTTCAGTCCACTCATTGCTGATTTTCATATAATAACTCCTGCTTTTACTGTAATGGGATAGTGCTTCTACTTCACTTTTCAAATTATATTTGGTTTGGATGGGAATACTTTTGTATAAATAGACGTGTGTCGCGGGATGGCAGTCCCCACACACACTAGAAACGTAGAAGGAGATTTCCAGCATGTCTATTTATCATAACACTTATCACAACCTTTGTCAACGCGGAAAAGCATTGAAAGAATCCTACAAACCAGGATCGGAATTACATAAACACCATATAACACCAAAACATGCAGGTGGTAGTGATCATGAATCGAATCTAACGTATTTAACTGTTAAAGAGCATATTTTAGCGCACTTTATGTTATGGAAAATGCATAAAAACATTAATGACTTGAGAGCAATGAATATGTTAGGCGCCAATCTTAATGTAGAATATCGTAGAAAAATAGGTAAATGGTGTCACGAAAATAACATCGGATTTCATGGTGCTACAAAAGAAGACAGAATAGAATGGAGTAAAAGAGGTATCGAAACCCAAAAGAGGTCTAATAGATATTCCACCTTTAGTGATTTTGTTGAACAACTCTAGATCAAAAGGCACTTTATGCTCTTTAGTATGATAGAACTCGAAGCGTTCTGCAAACCCTTCAAGAAAATCATGACCAATATTAGTGTCAAAAGACACACCTAGAGCATCTGATAGAAGTTCGGGAATTGAGCCCTTGTCTAGCTGCTTTTCGTCTCCATCGAGGATCGTGATTGACTTTCGAACAGCATTATAGATAGCACGGTCTTGACAAAACTTTTCAGTCTTCTCGGACAACCAGTTTACGTCGGTTTTCTCATCGTATTCGAGAGAATCAATCAGTTTTGTGACTTGTTCATAAGTTGACTCGTTTAGTTTACTATCCTCACTCAAAGAAAGATGTAGGGCTTCCTTAGTAGGAAGCCCGTTGTATTTCTCGACATAATCAGTTACGGTATTAAACAACTTCTTTTCAGCTAGATCATGAAAATACTCCTCTTTGAGAAAAGGGATAACCTTTCTTGTGTAGTCTTCGTTGTAAATAAGTGCTGAAAGAATTGTGTTTTCGATCATTCTTGTGTATCTACCTCTTCTTCATCTTTCATAAGCTCATTTCTACCAACTTGATATCGGTCTTTAACATATTCCTGGAACTCTTTACTAGTAAGAATACTTTCCCAGAAATTATAGTTGTTTGTGTCTTTTGCTCTATACTTTTTATCTTCAATCTCACCTGTCTCTGGGTCGACTTTAGAATACCACCCCATAGAAGGCTTTACAACAAATCCACCTTCAATAGCAATATCGAGCAATCCAGACCACTTGTTTATACCATCTTCAAAAAGAACTGTAAACGGAAACTTAGATTTTTCTCGCACATAACGAGACTTTTCAATGTTAATTGTAAACTTATATCCATTCAACTCTTTACCATCCTTTTCTTGGGCCTTTGAGATGATGAATACCTGATTTGCTGAATACATTCCACCTGTACCACCAGACATCACCGCTTTGCTATAAAGCTCCATAGTCTGGTATGTGTGATTGATGGCAACACACGGAATGTCTTTAGTTGTTAGATTTGGTGTAACGATTCTCCAAAGAGATTTCATTACTTTTGCTCTTGACATATCCGCAACGGATTTTCCGTCGAGAGCGTCATCCACCTCTTTTTTAGATGCAAGATTACCTACAGAATCAACAAAGATGATAACCTTATCTCCTCTTTCGATAGCATCAAGTCTTTTTGAAATGTCAAATTTCAACTGTTCTAGATGCTCAATTGGAATATGTAGCACTCTATTAGGATCGATACCGTTAGTCTCAATATATCCAGGCGTAGTTCCAAACTCGCTATCATAGAACAGACATACTGCATCTTCGTGTTTTTTCAAGTATGCCTTAACCATCATCAAACCCAGGAGAGACTTGAAACTTTTGGATTCCCCCGCTAAAAAGGTCAATCCTGAAGTAAGCCCCCCATTAAGTTGACCTGATAATGCTAAGTTGATAATAGGAATGTCAGTGGGAACACTTTCTTTAACATTAAAGTAAGTAGATTCGGAAAGAACAGATGTGTGTTTAACAGCACCTGATTTTTGTAGCTTATCAATTAGAGACATATTAGTTTTTCCCTTCTTTCATGATGTTATACAATTTGCTTTCGAACTGGTCTATCTTATCAGTTCGGTTCGGCCAATAGATATAATCTTTTTCTGGATTTTTGCGTAGATTGTTGAGCAGAGGCATAATCGCATCATACATTTTTTTTAATCTCTCGTCAACCTCTTTTTCGTTGGCGTCGCTTTTAATATTTGATAGATCATTTTCATCAAGAGCAATGAAACCAAAGTCTTCAATGTCGCTCATCTTTACTCCTCATACAAAGAAATCTTCAATTGTATTAATGTGTTCTAGGTTCCAACCAATCGCGTCCGTGACAAGACGAAGTGGTTCCTTGAACGCTTTGTCAAACTGTTTATCGTAATCGATGTAATCGTTTAGCCCCATTTCACGTGGAAGATACTGTGGAAAAGACACAACGTTTTCACGAAGCGGATTTGGCGTTTTTAGATAGCAGAACTTGATTTTAGAGCCATTCTTGATCAACTCAACGCTTCGATCTAAACCTAGCTCTTTAGCTTTACAATTGAAAAGCAAAGCGCCCCTAACGTGAATTGGCGTCCCTTTCTTGTAAATGTCAGACCCAGCTTTCCACTTATCGATCTCAGACACACCTCGAGGAAACGATACTTCTTCTGGTGAAAGAGATTTGAACTGCTTCTCAAAGTCTGCGACGAACTTATGAAGGTCTTTTTCTTCGCCAGTTAGAATGATTCGATATGCTTCTTCGAACTTGTCTCGAATGATCTGAGGGGTTGAAGACTTAACTGCTTCAAGTCCCATGACCTTGAGTTTCGGTTCTGTATACTGAACACCTTCGTTATTATGAACGTTGAGAATGTAACGTTTTTTACCCGTCCACACTCCACGATCTGCAATTGCCTCTCTTGCCATGACCATTCGATTTTCATACGCATTCATTTTTTCGAATAGCTTTTGATAAGCCTTTTCGAGAATAGGTTCGAACTTTTGCTCACACGCTTTGTCGAGAAACGATACAGGATCTTTTGGTTGAACTTTATCCACAAGTGGTTTCATATTGACATAGAGAGAGTCCGTATCAATTGCAATCACGTAATCCTCACCATCTGTACCGAGAATACTATTCAACGAATCATTCATCGCCTTTTCAGCCCAGCGAATCGAAAGCTGACCAGATAGTGTGATTGCCTCTGCTACTCGTAGATCAAAATAACGGAAATATTTATTCCCAAGTGCACCATAAAGTGAATTCAAAAGGATTTTTACTGCCATTTGGCGGTTGTCTAGTTGTGTAATATCTCTATTTAGATTTGGAGATTTGTTTTTTTCATATTCCTGCTTCTTTTCGAGCATTTGCTTTTTGACGGTCTTTCTTTCATCGTATAGATTTACAATAATCTCGGGGATAAATCCCTTCACGTCTTTACGATAACAAGACCCATTCGCTGCCACAGATACGTTTCTTTCGTGCACCGAAGGATGAAGACCATTTTCAAGATAGAAGTCAACACCACTCGGAAGCATATCAGCAGGACTTTTGAGAAGTGTTTCAGGTGACATGTTATACTGCACGATCAAGTTCGGATACAGTGAATTAAGATCGAAAGACACAACCCACTCGTTCATACCCGTGATCGGCTCTTTCACGTAGCCACCTGGATAATCTCCTTTTTCTTTGTGTTCTGGCTGTGGCACTGCAATCTTGCGGTCGCTCAAATAACGATATGTAATGCTATCCCAAATACCAGTTGTTCCGAAAACATCTGGATAGTTGACACCACCTTTATATGCAATCGTTAGACCTAGATCAAGTAGACCGGTCTGCTTATCGATTTCATCTACAAGCTGGACATCTCGAATGTTATAGTCGATTCCAAGACTGTAGCACACATCATCTGCCTTGGTTTGGACTCTATCAAATAAATATTCCAACTCGTCACGGGTGAAACGATCTAAATCCATTTCGAGTAATTCATCAACGCTTGCTGATTCTAGCAACCTGTCTAGTTCTCGCATAGTGTCCATCGATATCTACTTCCTTACAATTATCTCCGTGCCACCTCGAATAATTTCCAGGCGACACACTTTTATTACAGTGCTCGCATATCACAGGAGTTTGTCTACTAGGTTTCTTTCTCTTATTATAAGACCAATCTTGCAACTCATCAACCCAAACCCCCCAATTTTTTATCCATCTAGTCGTAGACGCTTCATCTTCGGCAGCAACTCGCAGAAAATTGACTTCCTGCTGAGATAGACCGCTATGTTTATGAAATTCGTATATGGTTCCTACAAATTCTTCTAATGTCTCTCTATGCTTAAAACTATAAACATCGGATTTCGTTTTCGGAACTCTATATTTACACGCCTTAGCGAACTCTTTTTTGTGATACTCGTATTGTCTTGCGGTGAAGTTGAGTCTTCTATATTTGTTGAAATGAAAAAAGGTATGTAGTGCGAAAGTCATTTTAGATTTTTCCGTCCCTTCTACCATTTTTGTGAGAAGATGATGAGCGACATAATGTTCTCTGGGAAGCAAATACATCAAGTTATCATCGTCGTCTGATCCACCCAAAGACCTTGGTATTATGTGATGCTTTTCATAGTAAATACTATCAGCACCCGATTCTCTACTTAAACCCCTTTCGACCAATTGATAATATATCTTGGTATATTTGTTGTCCAGATACATCTAAATCTCCTCCTGATATCGTCTCAAATATTATAATGTTATTTATAATATCTGGGACTTGGGAGGGTATTATTTGCCCAACTTTTTCCCTATATTATCTCTTAGCAAACACCACTTCTCAAAAGCCGCCATCTTCTCTTTAGACTTAGTATTGTCAACTTCAATCTTCCTCGATTTGCTAGTCAATAAGTTGAATAAATTTCCGTGCTCTTCATAAGAAAGCTTCTTCTCACCCAAAACTACATGCGCGATATGATCTAGCGCATATGATTCTTGGTTACCATACGTATACCCAAACTTTTGAAATAGGTCATAGTAGTCCATCTGGGCTACGCCATAAATCTCATAAGCATCCAGACTCTTGCCTTTGACGCTAATCTGACGATATTTGACGACACCCCAGGGTGACAATGCCTTCTGTGTCTTTTCACCGCACACTTTAGCGATTCGATTCACAAGATAGGGTATGTCAAACAGACGGATATTCCAACCTGTAATGATGTCTGGGGTGTTGTTTTCCCAGAACACCACAAACTTCTGTAGAAGTTCTGCTTCAGAGCGACACTTCACATAACGAATCATGTGATCTTTTAGATCCAACTCTGTCTTATTCGCGTCATAGTCACCCAACCCCCAAACGTAATAAATGTTATTGACGCTGTTTTTGTAAGCAATGGAGATGACTGGATACGAAGCACTTTCAGGATGAGGAAATCCTTCATCAGACGCAACTTCAATGTCGAAGTTACCGACGTGAATGAAGTTGGAATTAAACTCGATTTCGCCAGGATAAGCTTCTTGAATGAACTGAGCTACGTAATTAGTATTTCCGTAGATGTTAAAGTTGTCTACGTCACTATACTTTTCAAGAAACTCTTTGGCTTCACTCATCGTATCGAGTTGAATTGGTTTTACGGGAGTTCCGTCAAGAGCAGTCCAGTCGCACTCTTGATTGTTTGAAGGTAGATAGAATGTAGGAGAGAACTTAAACTTTTTGTGAATACGATTGCCTTTGTTGTCGTATCCTCGAAAAAGAATATTGTTACCATATCTCTGAACAGAAGTATAGAAAGACATAACACCCCATGATTTGATTGAAAACGGCTCGTGCTCTTAATTCGTATACTATACAAAAGAGAAGCTTCGTTGTCAAGTGAAAAAGGGGCGCGAACGCCCCTTTTAGTTAGCGGTTAGTATACTTGCCGTTAATAAACGCAAGCTCTGTTTCGTTATATGGCCACATATATTAACCTTTCAGATATTCTGGATTAGATTGTCCTCGTTCACCGTTTACAGCAAACTTTTGTGGTTTTTTCTCATCTGGGACAACGTTAACAAGACGAATTGCCAGAATACCGTTGTCCAGTGTGACTTTATCCACTCGAATCGTATCTGCCAACGTGAAAGTTCGTGTAAACGATCTTGTTGCAATCCCTTTGTGAAGATATTCGGTGTCTTCATCTACCCCATCAACACTGCCTTTAATGGTAAGCATTCCATCTTGTAGTGTGATATCAAAGTCATCTTCAACAAAACCAGCAACAGCCATTTCGAGAAGATACACGTCCTCACCTAGTTTGAGAATGTTATATGGAGGATATTTATGATCCTTGATCGTATTTACTTGGTTCATTTTATTTAGAACCGTATCAAATCCGATGAAGAATGGATCGTAATAGTTTGCAGAAGTGTTAATTCTACGTGTATTCATACTTATCTCCTTTCTTTAAGCAAGATTTTAGACTTTGGGCCTTTATAAGCGCCCGCTTTTATTTAGTCATGACGACTAAATTCCAGTTGATCCGAAGCCTCCTTTTCTTGAACTTTTGCTTTCTGGCTCTCGGTCAGACTCAATGATTTTATGTTGATGTGTCTCTACGATCTCACCCTGTGCAACTCTCATTCCATCTTCGATTTCAAAGCACTTAAGAGATGAGTTATACAGCATTACGAAAGTTTGTTGCACATAATCAGCATCTACTACACCTTCGCAGTTTGCAATTGCTAAACCGTTCTTAAGTGATAATCCAGACCTAGGATGAATTCGTAGAGACTGATTCTCTTCTAAATCAAATACTAGACCCGTTGGAACCAACATGCGCTCTCTTTTAAAAAGAGCGACTGTTCGATTTACGATAGGTCTCTTGATCTTTTCATTCTTTTCATCGTATACTGTTACTTGATCTCCGCTTCGAAGCGAGGCATAGATATCAAAACAAGCAGCCCACTCACTCGCATAAGTGGGAAGATTTGCTTCTTCCCACAGCTTCCAAACATGTAATGTATTCATATTACCTCTTTTTGCCAATACTATACTTAGTGACCAACTCCCATTCGCTTTTTTCACGATAAGGTAGAACTTTAATCTGTGACAGAGGTGCTACTGATTCTTCGACTTTTTCGGTGTCAATCGTTCGGATCAGATTCCACTCTTCTAAAAGATTTACAATCGTATTTCTTCGACCACGATCTTCTTGTGAAAAATTATTGATTTTTCCATCAAGAAGAAAAAGTTCCTTAAAATGTAGTATAGCATATCTGCCTTGTTTATGCAAGATATGACATGACTGATATAACTTCTTTTCTCTTCGTGAAGCTACGCCAATACGAGTTAGCGTTTCTTTCACTTTAAGAAATCCGTCTTCGTCTACTAATTCAATCTGGACTCCACAACCTCTAAAAATATCTTGATCATTCATTGTTTTCCACCCGTTTTCTTTGTTTTTTTCAAGGCGTTTAATTGTTCTTGTGTTAACAAAGAAAGATATTCTCTAGCGACATTTCTATTACATTGATAAACATCACAGATCACATCCAAATCTTCGTCTTTTTCATGTTTGACCCACTTTGCTTTACGCACTTTAGGTCTAACGCCATATTTATAGAATTCATACTGCTGACGATGATCAAGATGGTTGTTTTGGTTCATTAGATTTGCATAGAGAATAGTATCCGGGTGAAGTGCAAATGCAAGATTCGTTAACCAAGGATTGTAACCCTTTTCTGCAAGTTCATCGTTTTCACTTCCTCGCATTAGATTTTCGCCACCGTTATTAATGTTTTTCACATAATCAAAAGGGTTCGTCAAATCGATCCTCCATATCTACATTTGACTTTTCAAACTTGTTAGCGCATTTTTGACAAAGCTTCGCTTCACCAATCTGGTTTTCTGCATATCTATATTTGACAGAGGGCACATTTTCTCCGACGCGCTTTTCACAGATTAAGCACTTATACTTTTTACGCTTAAATAGTCTCATAATAAAGATCCTTTGTCAATAAACCTTCTTATTAAGTTTTGGTCTAAAATGTTTAATGAAAGGTATTTCAATACTTCTCCAAGCGTCATGTTCTTTAGCGTATTTTGCTCTTTCCATCCACTCGTCAATATGATAGGGATAGACTTTTACGCGAAGGCTATTCGACATTATAATAGGAGCTCGCATATCATAGAAAGATAAAATTTCTCGAAGCCTATTAGCCGCTTGATGAGTTTCGTTTTCTGTATTTTCACCCTTAAGATGAGCAATAAAGCGCCCCAATCTAGTGTTTATCGTGTTAGTGCACCCAGCATAACCGACATAATATGAGATATATTTTCTCATGTTAAAAGTAGCAGGCCCAACGAGTTCCGGTCCATATAACACATAAAACCCAGTATTTTTATGAATATTGGATTTCTTTCCATTTGAATTAAATAGCCATATCGCTCTAGAGGTATCTATCCGAGAAACGACATCAAACATACCATTTGAACGTCTTACAATCTTTCTAAATTCACTGTCCGGGTCGATTAGTTCGTCTTTTACTAGAACACCTTCATCATTAAAATAAAGCATCACTTCCACTGAGCCTCCGCCATAATTGTTGCAAGAGCAGCAACACGATTGATTTCGCTGTTAGCTACAAACGCCTCCTTGTATTGATACTCAGCAAGAATGATAATTGCATCAGCAACGCTTGAGGCTGAGTCAAGATATTGAGGAAGAACGTCATATAGTTTTCTATAGAGAATTGCACTATCGATGTCGGTGTTTTCCGACACCCACTTTCGAACTCCAGTGAAACTCTTACTTTTCATCATATCGATTAGTTCTTTAATCGAGTCGTTAGACTTGTTAACAAGAACACCAGCATCAATTTTCCCAGTCGCAGAATAACGTTGAAGTTCGTTTAGAACTCGTCTCCAGTCAGGAAAATATGTTTGAATCAGTTCTGCTACAGCTTTTTGATCATACTCGACGTTTTCTTGGTCGAGAATCCATGTCACTCTTTTGAAGAATTGAGAAGCGATTTTCGCTTTATCATTTTTACCGATGCTAAATTCGATAACACTGCAGCGTGAGTGTAGAGGCTCGATAATTCGATTTTTGAAATTGCAAGTAAGAATGAACCCACAGTTTTTCGAAAATTCCTCCATGAAGTTTCGAAGTGCTGGTTGCGTTGAATTGGCGTTTAGATAGTCAGCTTCGTCAAGAATTACATACTTACGACCACCTGAGAAAGAAACGGTAGATGCAAAGTTTGCGATCTCGTGACGAAGAGTATCAATGTTTCCGTTCATCGAACCGTTGATCGTAATGTAGTCAGCGTTGATCTCTTCGAGCATTGCTTTGGCAACGGTTGTTTTACCAATGCCCGCTCGACCAGTTAGAATTAGGTTTGGAATATTGCGCTCGTCTACGAATTTTTGAAACATCTTCTTTGTAGAAGAAGGTAGAATCGTTTCCTCAACGCGCTTAGGACGATATTTTTGGACCCACAGAAAGTCATTCACATTAGTCATGTATACACGTCACCTCTTTGTTCATATTCAAAATCATAGTATATCTGAAAAAGAGAAGAGCGTCAACCCCTCTCTCTCATTTAGCTTATTCGCTATCTTCAGTCTGATCTTCTTCATCTTGAGGTTGAGAAGCTTGGACAAAAGCAACCAGCCTCTTATAGACAGTACCTACTTCATCCATTTCGTCGGCTCGAATTGCACCTCGCTGACTTGCGACCTCAATCACTTTTGCTGTGAAAGCAATATCTTGAATTGATAGCTGTGGATTTTCTGTCATAATCACCTCTTAATTAGATTGAACTGCGATCCAATATTCTACTTTATTGGATTTGAAATGAGACATACCAGCCGAAGAAAGAGAAATCTTATAGTCTTCTGGAATGAGTTTTAGATTGTCTACTTTGATGCTCATACTAAAATCATCACCATCGTAATCAGTAACTTCGATATCATAACGGTCGCTAGTAGGGTTATTCACGTCAATGGCAGACATTACAATCAACCCCTCTTTAGCTGAAAACTCTACGTCACCCACTTGTAGAATACCAGCAGCGCGAATAACGTTTTGAAGATCGTCACTCGTGATGTTAAAGTCAACGTCAACGCTTGGTAGACGAATTTCTTTGTCTGGTGGAGTAACAATCATGCTTTCGGATGCATACGTATAGTTTACGCTACGACGACCATCTTGAATCGTAAACATAGTTTCGCCGAAGTCTACATCTGGTGCGTCAAAGAGAGAAAGCGTGGAAAGAAAGCGCGCAAGATCATAGACGGCTGCTTTACCTGGAATGGTGTCTTCAATCTTAGCTTCTGCCATAACAGTCTTTTGCGGTGAAATTGTTCTGAGTGTATTACCTTTTTGAAAAAGAAGACTTTGATTGATACCCGAAAAGTTCTTGAGAATTGAAATTGTGTTTTCACTTAGCTTCATTATTTTTTACCCTTCTTGGTTGCTCTACGTTGTTTGCGATTCACAGAAGATATACTATCACTTTCACCCTCTTTTGTCAAGTATGTTTTTTTGTTCGATTCTTTACTTGCCGTGGGGGAAGATTTGATTGCAGCAATCGCAGCCATAGATCCACCAAAGATGTATGATCCCACATGCTTGAGTTGCATCCATGGGCACATCCAAATCTTGATTCCGATTTTACGTGCGTTATACGAGAACATATAATCTTCTGATAGATACCTCTTCGTTTCAGGATCAATAACAGTATCAAAGAAGGCAGTGATTTCACGAGACCCATCGAAGTGCTCGGTTCGAGCGTGATCTGGTTTGTAGCGAAGTTCTGGGTATGCCTCGCGATACTTTTCAAAGACAGAACGATGAATCATCATAAAACCAGTTCCCCCTTCACGAATTTCGACTGGTTCATCTAGGCGAAACGAACGAACATTCTGAGCAGGGTTAAATACATAATCTCCTACGAACTGATCTAGATAAAATGGGTTTTCATCGCCGTAGCCCATTTCGGCAGCTTTTGCAACCTTCTCCCAAGCAATCGTTTTCTTTGGGTAAGGACCAGTTACTACTTCTAACTCATCTTCTTGATCACCACAAAGATGAAGTAGCGTTAAAGCGTCTTTGTAATCGAATCCGATATCACTATCAATGAAAAGTAGGTGTGTATTATCAGAACGAAGAAACTCATCTACACAATAATTACGCGCGCGCGTGATGAGTGATTCGTTGAAAAGATAGTAAAATTGCAGGGGAATGTTATATTTCGCACAGACTGCTGATAAATCGTTCGTTGCTTTGCAGAACATCCCCGCACACTGACCACCATACATTGGCGTGGCAACCATTACTTTTTTGTTTTGAATATCTTCAACCGAGAACTTTAAACTTTTCATTCTACATCCTTTCGAGTTAAACGAGACTTTTCTAGTTGATATCGAATCCACTTTGCACACTCTTTTGAAGTCATCGCATTCTCGTCTACTGGTGGTAGACGATCATCTTCCCTAATGTCACGAATTACGGAAGCACTAAGCATCATAGCAGACGCCATGATCATGCAAACTTGATATAAATCTGATCCATCGTCACCGTCATCATAGTTTTTACCTCTCTCAAAGTCATCAATGTGACGCTTTAGACTATCAATCATTTGCTGCCAAGGTCGACCCTTTTCCCAGTTTCGATCATAATACTTTTGAGCACCATACTCTAGTGAAGCAGCACCAGCAGCAATCGCTTCAAGCGGAACCTGACGAAAGTAGGGAACACCTAAAGATTCTCGCAACGCACCAGTTTCATATGCTGGGTAATCACCATCATTTTCGAGTGACTTATCCATTAAATCGTAAAAGTCTTGTTTCATTTATCTACCATCTCCATATCGTTTTCAGCCCTATAGATCGTTTGAATTCTCATAATATCTGCAGCCACATCATGAGTGCTATCGTGTGCTACAAAGACTTCATTCCAGTAAGTTTCATTAGCCACTGGAATGAAACCGCTTCTTGTAGTGAAGTTAAACTTGGCGTCAACCCAAGTTCGAATGTCTCTAACTCTCCACCACTTCAAATATTCATTCATAAGAAGATTTTGATCAATCGAATTCATGATTCGCTCAAGAAGAACAGGGTCGAACGTATTTCCTCTTGACCACCAGTATTCTATTTTACCTTCTTCTCTTAGATATTCGAAGAATATAGACGAAAACTCTTGATATGTCAAGTCTTCTTCGCTTGGACTAAGTTTTTTTCTCGCTTCAACTGATTGTTTATCCCACTTGACAGTTCTCACTTGATGAACTAGCTCTTCAAATGAATATGGTTCATTTAAAAAACGATCCCAGTAAAAAGTAGCCCAAGCGGCATCAACCGCTGGGCACTTCATAATATTTTGACCGATCGTTTCAAAGTCGATTACTAGGTCTTTTCTCATGCAATCTCCTTTAGGCTTTTTACAAATTCATCAAAGGCGTGCTTGTTAGACTTTTTGTTGTTACAATTTGCACAAAGAATACGAAGATTGCCTTTCTCTGTCACACCACCAGCTTCAACACCCCAAGAACGTGGAATGTCGTGGTCACCTTGAACATCTTTTTGGTCAACGTTAGCACCACATGCTTCACAGCACTTGTTTACCGCAACGTAACGTTCAAAGATATCTTGTGGGCGAAATGAAGAACGTTTATCAACACGCATGATACCAAAGTCCTCATAACGGTCTGCAAACACGTCCATCATCCATTTGATAGTCCAGTTAGTCTTTTTAACAACATTGAACTGTGTTAGATACTTACCAAAAGCTTTAGCCTTTGGCCACTCACCAGTGCCAATCCAGTCACGCAATTCATTGTCAGTGTAGATAACTTCAAGCATTTCCGCAAAGGACTTTGCGAACTTTTCATAGTCTACAATAACTGCTTCTTGCTGAAGAGGAAACAGCTCTGATTCAATCTTCATTAGAAAACGAGTCAATGCAGTGAAATTAGATGCACCTTTCTTTGCACCTTCGATTTTCAATCCAGTTGGATAGTTAGAATAAATCTCATAACACGTATCTAGCATTTTTACGGTATCTTTAACGATAGAGTTAAAATCACTCTCTTTGACAAAAAGACGACCACGATCTTGAATTGACCCACTTTCAAAAAACTCATCCATAGAATCGTTATCGATAGCGATAGAAGGGTCTTTCTTTTCAATCATTAGCATCAAACGTGTCAAAGCCTCGTCATACTTGAGACGACCTAGCGAAAACCCAATAACTTTTTGATCAAATAGAGGATGAGGAGTGTTGTTTTCTTCTTCTACAACACGGCATATATTGCGAACAAATTCGGACACAACGTTTTCATCAAGAGTGTTGCGTTGCTCTTGTGCATTGTGGTTCGAACCTTTGTTGCGGTTTTGTGTCTCACGCGCATCTTGATTTGGTGTAGAGTTATGATACACAGTAAACGTCAACTCTTCATTCATGAAGTTGCTCCAAGCTTTAGGATGTGTTTCACGAATATCGGAGGCACTCATACTATGCAAAGCTGTCTCTTTACCAAAGTCATTCACAAAGAAAGCCTTATGAGATAGACAGAATAGGTCATATACAAACTCTTCAAAAGAGCGAGTGCGGTGACCACCATCTGTCACTCGAATCTCAACTGTGCCATTCTTATAGTAAATTGATGTGCATAGGTTTGGTAAGTCGTCACCTATAAACAAGGTCTCTATAATACCTTGTTTTTTTTCAAGCTTGTTTACATCTGGTCGGTTTGTTTTGATAGATTTTACAACATAACCAGCCTTCATCAATGCAAGATATTCTTTTAGAGTGATAACAACCTTTTCTTTTAATCGAATTCCGTTATCATACTTAAATGAGTTCTTATCGGATATAGCTATGAACTTAGTTAGAACCGCATCTACATCTACATAGTCTAGTTCTGAGACGACTTCATTTTTCATGATATAATACTCACTGTTTCATCATGTCTATGTAACACGCATAGGCGTTGCTATCAAGGGAAAACATCGGTTTTTACGAAGTCAACAAGTCATGTAACACTTGATTTTTGCTGAATGAACACATGGCACCCTTATAGATGCGACGTGCCGTATAGCTGTGCACACCCATCTCTTCGCCTATTTCTTTAAAAGACATATTGTAGACTTCACGAAGCAACATAACTTCGGCACGGCGCTTTGCAGCATTCATACTAATCTTTAGCTGAAAAGCGGTTCGTTTGTTTTTAGACAGGTCCTTAAGAGACGCTTCACAGAATAGTTCCAATAGGGTATCGAAGCTTTTCAAGGTCTTACCCTCTTTGTTGCTCACTACTCTTAAAACATACATGATTCGAAGTGAGACCTCAAGGGTTATTTTATGGCGATTGCGCCTACGAACAGATGATTCTGCCAGAACGTCTGAACTTCGCTAAACCCAGCATGTTTTACCATACCACTCA